AAAAGCTTGTATTCCGGGTTTTCGGCGAGCTTCACGTTCCAGTATTCGCCGGGCGAATAGTGCCGCCGCCTGCCGTCCGCGTCCGTAAACTTCGGGAGGGCCGTGTGGGGCGTGGCGTTGTACTCGTCAATGCGGAAGCACAAAGCCTTGAAGAACTCGTCAAATGTGGGCAACTGGTCGGACTTGCCGTACTTTTTGATGTCTTTGTTGACGGAAAGCCGGAACGTCCGGGCCGTGTCCTGATCCATGTCCCGATGTACGCAGGAAGCGAACCGCTTCGCCAGATCGGTATGGACGGTCTTGACCGCCCGCTCCATGAGCCCCTTGCCCTGTGGGCGTCCGGGAATGGAGGTTTTGCAGATCACGCCGAGCAGCGTCAGGACGCCCGTGCCTTCTTTGGTGGACATGGCGTTTGCGTACCCCGGCCCGTTGTCCGTGTAGAAAAAATACGGGACGCAATGGGTGATGCAGGCGACGCGGAAGGCGTCCAGAACGGTGAGCCCGTTTTCCGAGGTATCTGTGGACACACCGACGCATTTGCGGGTGGCGATGTCCAGAATCAGCGTAATCTCAGGCCGAAAAGCCCTTGGCTCGTAGGGGTGCTGCACCAGACCGTCAAAGGTGGTGCCGTCGCCCGTGAAACCTTCACCGGGAAGCATGTTTGCCGTGGAGCGCAACCTATGAGGTCGGATCTTCAACATGGCGTTGCCGGTACGGCATCCGCGCTCCAAAAGCTCCAGCGGTATCTTTTTGGCTATCCGCCTGATCGCGTCGATCGACGGAATGGAAGCCGGGTTCTTCGCAAACGGCTTTAAGGCTGGCAAGCTTTTGTGCTTCGTGATCTTTTCGGGATCGAGAAAGTGCAGAAAGCACAATCCGCCCTCGGGCATTCCAAGCCCGACCCACCGCACGACAATCTCAAATTCCCGGCGCGCCTGATTCATGGAAGGCGCTTGCGGCCTTTTCCAAAGCAGCCGGAATATCTCGAACCACTCCGGAATACTTGTATCTTTCTTCGGATCGGCGGGAACCAGCCCGAGA